ATGTTTAAACCGGAACTCCTTTCCCCGGCGGGAACGCTGAAAAATATGCGTTACGCTTTCGCTTATGGCGCAGATGCTGTTTATGCGGGCCAGCCGCGTTACTCCCTGCGTGTGCGCAACAACGAATTCAACCACGAAAATCTTCAGCTCGGCATCAATGAAGCCCACGCGCTGGGGAAAAAGTTTTATGTCGTGGTCAACATTGCCCCGCACAACGCCAAGCTGAAAACCTTTATCCGTGACCTGAAACCGGTGGTGGAAATGGGGCCGGATGCGCTGATTATGTCCGATCCAGGGCTGATTATGCTGGTGCGTGAGCACTTCCCTGAAATGCCGATCCACCTCTCGGTGCAGGCTAACGCCGTAAACTGGGCGACGGTGAAATTCTGGCAGCAAATGGGCCTGACCCGCGTGATCCTCTCTCGCGAGCTGTCGCTGGAAGAGATTGAAGAGATCCGCAATCAGGTGCCGGATATGGAGATCGAGATCTTCGTTCACGGCGCACTGTGCATGGCCTACTCCGGCCGCTGCCTGCTCTCGGGCTACATTAACAAACGCGACCCGAACCAGGGAACCTGCACCAATGCCTGCCGCTGGGAGTACAACGTACAGGAAGGTAAAGAAGATGACGTCGGCAACATCGTACACAAGTACGAGCCGATTCCGGTGCAAAACGTTGAGCCGACGCTTGGTATTGGCGCGCCAACCGACAAAGTGTTTATGATCGAAGAGGCCCAGCGTCCGGGCGAGTATATGACCGCGTTTGAAGACGAACACGGCACTTACATTATGAACTCGAAAGATCTGCGTGCCATCGCCCACGTTGAGCGCCTGACCAAAATGGGCGTGCATTCGCTGAAGATCGAAGGCCGTACTAAATCTTTCTACTATTGCGCACGCACCGCACAGGTTTATCGTAAAGCTATCGATGATGCCGCTGCGGGCAAACCGTTCGATACCAGCCTGCTGGAAACTCTGGAAGGTCTGGCGCATCGTGGCTATACCGAAGGTTTCCTGCGTCGTCATACTCACGACGATTATCAGAACTACGAATACGGTTATTCGGTTTCTGACCGCCAGCAGTTTGTTGGTGAGTTTACCGGTGAGCGCAAGGGGGACCTCGCGGCGGTAGCAGTGAAAAATAAATTCTCCGTTGGCGACAGCCTTGAGCTGATGACGCCGCAAGGCAACATTAACTTTACCCTTGAGCACATGGAAAACGCCAAAGGCGAAGCTATGCCGGTAGCACCAGGCGATGGTTATACTGTGTGGCTCCCGGTGCCGCAGGATCTTGAGCTAAATTACGCGCTGCTGATGCGTAATTTCTCCGGGGAAACCACGCGTAACCCACACGGTAAGTGATTAATTTCGATTATTTTTCCCGGATGGAAAATTCTTAGAAACCGATCACATACAGCTGCATTTATTAAGGTTATCATCCGTTTCGCTGAAAAACATAACCCATAAAATGCTAGCTGTACCAGGAACCACCTCCTTAGCCTGTGTAATCTCCCTTACACGGGCTTATTTTTTACGCGTAATACAATGAAATAAAAGGATTTATTTCTGGTCACGTCCACACATTGACCACATCGACAAAAAAAGCCCCTCAACTGAGGGGCTTTCTGTTTGTAATTACATCCACATAATTTGCTGCCCTGACGGCAACGGGTGCGGCCTTACGGCGTGGACTTCTCCCGGCTTCACGATGTATCTCTGTACCGACTCATAGGTGATGAACGTGGCGCTGCAATTCACGTTCTGGCACTGGTGATAACGCTCTTTTGTCGTGTCAGTGATATAGCGGCTTGTACGCGCATGTGCGGCATGCTGGCATAAAGGACAATGAAACATCGCGAGCACCTCTTCCGGTTTTGTTGATGGTGTTATTTTAGTTAATTTATCCTTATAAAACAAACAGATAAAATAAAAACATCACTCATCATCTTCTGTTTCGTACTCCACATCAGAAAGCCTGACCTCAAGATCTAAGGACGTCGTGAAGCCGCTATTATTAAGAAAATGTGTCACCTTAGTGATTGTCCAGTCCTGCTCGTCTATGACGCGCTTAAAGCCTGACACTTTAACCGGTGTTTCCGTGTAAATATCTGCCCGACCGGTAGCCAGGCTGATGGAGAACTCCGCCACACCCCGTTGCAGTTTATCCCACTTCGCCTGAGCGGCGCGCATGGCCTGCGCTTTTGTGGCATATACCGTGGTCAGGGCAAAAACATTGTCAGCCTCACCGGCCATGTATTCACCTTCGCGCGCTTCCGGTACTTTTGGCGCTTTCTTCTGCGTGACCGGTTTCGCTTTCGGGTGCTCCAGTGCGCGCAGGTGTTTCTCTTTCTTTTTGCGTTTCAGTTTTACCTTCTGCTTTTGCGGCTTCGGGTCTTTGGTGTGTAGCCACTTTGCCGTTACGCCGGTGTAGGCTCCACGGTCAGCAATCGCAAAATGGTGACGGTCACCATCGCTGCGGGTGATGGTAATCTGCGGGATTTTTTTACCGCTGGCCGTCACCCCCTGCCCCGCTTTGAGAAACAGCAGTTTTCCCATTTTTACCGACACCTCACCGCCGTTGCGTTCTGCAAGACGGGTCAGAAATTTCGCATCAGACTCCTGCGACTGGTCGATGTGCGGGATTTTAATTCCGGCCAGTGACGGAGCGACACTGGCTTCCAGCCTGTTACGGGTGGCTATCGCCTTAACAATCGCACCGAGCGTGGTGTCATGCCAGGAGCCTTCCCGGCGGGAATTGAGCGTCCCGCGAAAATCTGCACTCCGGGCGCGGATGGTGACTACATCCGGTGCGCCCCGGTGTTCAACCTCATCAACGGTAAATTTCCCTTTGCATACCAGGGCAAAACCTTTCCAGCCGATATACACCGTCAGGACAGCGCCACGAACCGGCAGCCCGACCTGCCCGTCGGCATCGTTCAGTTCAATATCAAGCTGGTCAGCCTCAAAGCCCCGGTTATCCGTCAGGGTCATGCTCATCAGACGGTCGCTGATATTGCCGGTAATATCCCTGCTGTCGAGCATCAGCATGTAATCCGGCGTCAGCGTACTGCCTGCATCAAATGTCAGCGCATCCAGCATTATCCCGCCCCCGTCATACCCGTGAATCTGGTCGCCATACTGCCAGCCTTACCGATGAGCGACTCCGCCTGTTTACCGATATCGCCATAAAGCGCGGCCAGTGATTCATCCACGCGGGTGCCGTCGTTAATCTCCAGCACCTGCACGCCATGATGATAGTCACTCATCCGTTTAACTCCGTGGTTAATGGGTGCAACTATTTTCTGTTGGGCAGTGCATGAGACGCTATTTGACCTGGCTGGTCAGTGGATGAAACAACAGATAAAGAAAAGGCGGGCAATCAGCTTGCCTGCCTTGATTTGTACTCTCTCTGTTTCCAACTGACAAATTACGTAACCAAAATTCTGTCAAATCTGACAGCCTGTTTTGAGCGAAGAGCGGACCTGAGATTGTGGTATGCTAATTTATGGGGAGCAGGTCAATTGTATTAGTTATCTTTTTGCTTTTCTTTATCCCATTTCTTTGCAGTGGTCTGATACCACTCTTCACGTGCTCGTTGTTCCTCGGCTCTGTCACTTGAATTATAGTTGTCTGTTTTAATTTTTTTGCTTCCCTGGGAAATCGGCCTCCAGTCTTCTCTAATCTTTTTCATCTGCTCAGCTATCTGTGTCATTGGACTCCTTGCACCTAAGTAGCTAACCCCCTCGAAAGAAGCCATATCATAAGAATACTCATTCCGCTCTCTTTCAGTTGAGCCCGGCTGTTTAGACCAGCTAATACTAACAGAATAAACTTGATCTTTAATCTGGTCATACTTACAAAGACTGCTGTTAAGGGAATGGCCGTTTTTCAATACGCTAACCTTGCTAAATGGTATACCTTCATTTTTTCTATGTTCTGCATTAACCAGTGGGGGATTAAATCCGACTTCAATATCATAGGCTGGGGCATTTCCGGTATTAGCAATATTGATATCAAAATAAAAAGCAGCCCAAGAATTTGGTTCAAGAGTCACAACGACATGAGGTTGAACTGATGCGTCAACCATCCTTTTTGTCTCGTCTGCTAATAGCCTTGTTACTCTCCACAAGAAAAATGTAGCAACTGCTGTTAGCAATGCTGCCAAAGCGGAGATAAGTGTACTTACTGTGTTTATATGCTCTGCGATAAATTCGATCATGAGTTGTCCTTGGGGGCGTACTAATTGTTTTCAATACTAAAATAGCGCCGGGCTTGAAAAATTGCACACTTATGGTTCGATTTACCTCAACAGTTAAGGCTTCAACTTCCCCCATGCACCTCACCCAGCCCAAGACTGTATGAGGTCTGACAAAGAACTTCCTGACACTTGAAAACGAGGCAACGGCTAGGGTTTCTCGTAGGGCAAGGATTGAATACGAAGCCTGTATATTGCTCCGCGAACGCTGCTGAGGGCAGTTTAAATGTTGGGCGTTTATGTAGCCTTTCACTCACCAGCATGAGTTCAATGTCTGTGAGTTACCGACAACAATATAAAGGGGGTGGCATCATCATATATCCAAGCTAGAGTCAAATCCTATAACTGGTTTTATGATCAGTGTCAATTGTTTGATTATTGAACGTTTACGAAGCAGCACGGGAGCCATATAACTAATGGGCAGGTATAAGCCTGTATCACGAGGAATCAGTAAAATGGCTGATGATAAGACCAAAATCGGTACCCCTGACAATGATTTAATAAGTATCAAACAGGATTACGAGAGACGTGATTGGGCTGAAAAGTTTGGAGTTAGCGAGGCCAAACTTGTTCAAGCCGTACAGGCTGTAGGTCATTCGGCTAAGAAAGTACAGGCATGGCTTAAAGACCATTAATATATGAGCGCCTTTCTAGGCGCTTTTTTCTTTGTCCTTTGGGAGATGATTTATGGCTAATAATTTATTTATTACTTACGACCTCATTAAAACGAAAGATTATGCGGCTGTGTATGATGCAATTAAATCTTTAGGAAATTGGGCTTTAACAACTGAATCGAACTGGTATGTTAACTGTAGTTACTCTGCCGAGGATGCAGCCAAAATTGTGAGGGCGGTCATGGATAGTGATGATAAGCTTATTGTTGTAGACGCAACCAATAACTCAGCTTATTGGTACAATCTCTCAGATGAAGTTAGTAACCAAATTCTGACTGAGTGGAACAAGTAATTAAAGGGGGTGGGTAGCCCCCTTTAATTCAGAAACTATCATGATTGAAACATTAAATATACTTGGTTAATTCTTTCATCCTTGCTCCCTTGCTATATGTCCTGAAAGCGTCCTTTTTAGCCTTCTGCTCAGTATGTCCGGTAATGGCACAGAGCGGACTGCCAGATTAGGCTTTACTCTGTGCCATAGATATGTAATCTCACACCAGAGCTTATACAACTTATTGCGGCATTTCCGGCCATTCAGGATTTGCAGGATCCACACGACTGACCAAAACGCTGTAGCGTTCCCAAGCCTCCAGCCGTGTGCGCTCCTCCTCTGTTGCCATGTTCAGCCTGACAGCGCGCTCCAGCGGCAAAATCACGGATTCAGCATCTGCAAGAAGTCTGGCTTTCCGAATTTCTGCCTGCTGTTGTAATTCCTCTGCCGTATAAATGCGTTTAATCACTTTGCCGTCCTTAAACATCCAGTTCCCTGAAATGTCCGCCCGTCGGTTAGCAGTAATATCCGGCACTTCAACAACACTTAATCCATCCGGTCTGATAGCTGTCACATCCTTTTCTACATAGCGGATAATATTATCTTTGTCGTACGCTATTTTTATCGTGTCATCAGCAAAATACTTTTGTTCTTCGTACCAGTTCTTACCATCTTCTGTAAAAAACCAGACAACATCAAAGTCCTTTGTCAATTGATATTGTTCAACCGTTTTTGGATTACCTGCCGTTATATTTATCAAATGCTGCATAAATTATACCTGCGCCACGTTGTACCATGTCCCGTTAATGTATTTCTGAACCGGTCTGTAATATACGCCACCAATGTTATCGGCAGAGTTTGAGCCGGTATCCTGAACAATAATGCCGGTATATACACACCCGGACGGTGCCTGATGTGTCCATGTCATGCCATTGTTCGCAGGTTTGTATGTGGCTGCACCACCAAGTCGGAGATCCCGGACATAGCGGGAGTCAAAATTGCTGAAATTTGATGGTATCACCTGCCCGGTAACCCGTAGTGCATCAGACTTAAGCGTCATCAGATCTTTTGTTGTGCTGCCAGACCTGATGCGCCATTTAAAATATTCATTGCCATTATCACCAGTTTCAAACCACATGTATGAGTCAGAATCAGCATCTGAATCATTTTTAAATCCAATTTTCGCCCAGTCAGTGTTTCTTTCCCAAATCAGGAAGGCATCATTGATAAATTTTATGCTGCCTGACATGCTTCCGCCTGATAATGCCAGAGCAAGAATATCCGCAGGTGTTGGCTTTCGTGATGTTGTATAAAACTCTGACCAGTCAGCCTCAAATCCATACCCATCACGTGCCGACCTGTAAAAAATCCCCCTGTTTTTATAATCCACAAGAAACTGCATTGCCGGACAACTTCCCTCACCCGTGTAAAAATGCAGCACCATTTTTGATGCTCCGCCATCCTGTGCACAATAAGCACCACTGTCCCAGTTCCATCCTACCGCTTTATTATTTGCAACCGTATTTCCTGTTTTCCCTAATGCAAAAGCCGGTTGCTTATTTTTCGTATTGTAGTCGCGTCGCCAGCCCGGCGCATAATCAGCTCCGTGATTGATATACGTGAATTGCGCACTGGTGGTACCACCACCGCTTGATGTACTCGGAGTGGTCACACGAATGGTCATTGCTGCTTTAACGCCCATAACCTCAATCACGCAACCTGCAAGATGAATAGTCCCACAGTCAGTATCGGTAATAATTTTGTTATTACCGTATGACCAGGAACACTTGCACATCCAGTAGGGATGATTAAAGGCTCCCTGAGACTCTAGCCAGTCAATAAACTGCGCGGTTGTCCAGTTTCCGGCTTCAGTGCTCAAAGCGCCGCTATAAGCACGACAGGCACCGATATTTTTCGTGAAGGTATCCTTTCCCGGAATATCCGCACCGTTCTGATCTTTCTGAAGACGTTTTTCAGCATTGTCATAGGCAGACCTCACCGCTTTTGGTGTTGCGGCCAGCGTTTCAGAATCACTGTTGGTGGCGCTACTGAGCTGGACAAGACCTTTTCGCGCTGTAGTGGCATCCTGTGCAGTGTATTTCCCGTTAGCAAGGTCATACGCTGTCTTAACCGCCTTTGGTGTTGCCGCAAGCGTTTCAGAATCGCTGTTGGTGGCGCTACTGAGCTGGACAAGGCCTTTTCGCGCTGTGGTGGCGTCCTGTGCGGTATATTTCCCGTTAGCAAGGTCATATGCTGCTTTTACCGCTTTTGGTGTTGCAGCGAGCGTTTCAGACGTGCTGTTGGTGGCACTACTGAGCTGGACAAGGCCTTTTCGTGCTGTGGTGGCGTCCTGTGCCCGTCGTGCGGCTTATCCGTCAGCCACGCGTTGTGTTTCCTGCCAGTCAGTCTTTGAAGCAAAAAACAAACATTACCGGAGAACGGCATGAGTATTCGTATTGAAATTGGCGAACGTTATGTCGTTACCAGTGACAGCTTTCAGTTTATTCTCCACGAGAAAAAGAGAGCGGAAAGCGGTAAAAACGCCGGTCAGGAATGGCTGGCGGTGGTTGGTTATTACCCGAAATTAAGCCAGCTCGTTTCCGGCCTGATGCATCACGATATTCTGACCGGAAGCGCAAAGTCTTTTGCTGATTTAAACGCGCAGGTTGAGCAACTCAGCAAGCGTTGTTCAGAGGCTTTTGGCTCATATGGCCGTTAAAGCCTCCGGGCGTTTTGTCCCTCCGTCAGCATTTGCCGCAGGCACCGGTAAGGCGTTTACCGGTGCTTATGCATGGAACGCGCCACGCGAGGCTGTCGGGCGCGAAAGACCCCTTACACGTGACGAGATGCGTCAGGTGCAAGGTGTTTTATCCACGATTAACCGCCTGCCTTACTTTTTGCGCTCGCTGTTTACTTCACGCTATGACTACATCCGGCGCAATAAAAGCCCGGTGCACGGGTTTTATTTCCTCACATCCACTTTTCAGCGTCGTTTATGGCCGCGCATTGAGCGTGTGAATCAGCGCCATGAAATGAACACCGACGCGTCGTTGCTGTTTCTGGCAGAGCGTGACCACTATGCGCGCCTGCCGGGAATGAATGACAAGGAGCTGAAAAAGTTTGCTGCCCGTATCTCATCGCAGCTTTTCATGATGTATGAGGAACTCTGCGATGCCTGGGTGGATGCGCATGGCGAAAAAGAATCGCTGTTTACGGATGAGGCGCAGGCACATCTGTATGGTCATGTTGCTGGCGCTGCACGTGCTTTCAATATTTCCCCGCTTTACTGGAAAAAATACCGTAAAGGGCAGATGACCACGAGGCAGGCATATTCTGCCATTGCCCGCCTGTTTAACGATGAGTGGTGGACTCATCAGCTTAAAGGCCAGCGTATGCGCTGGCATGAGGCGTTACTGATTGCTGTCGGGGAGGTCAATAAAGACCGTTCTCCTTATGCCAGTAAACATGCCATTCGTGATGTGCGTGCGCGCCGCCAGGCAAATCTGGAATTTCTTAAATCGTGTGACCTTGAAAACAAGGAAACCGGCGAGCGCATCGACCTTATCAGTAAGGTGATGGGCAGTATTTCTAATCCAGAAATTCGCCGGATGGAGCTGATGAACACCATCGCCGGTATTGAGCGTTACGCCGCCGCAGAGGGTGATGTGGGGATGTTTATCACGCTGACCGCGCCGTCAAAGTATCACCCGACACGTCAGGTCAGAAAAGGCGAAAGTAAAACCGTCCAGCTAAATCACGGCTGGAACGATGAGGCATTTAATCCAAAGGATGCGCAGCGTTATCTCTGCCGTATCTGGAGCCTGATGCGCACGGCATTCAAGGATAATGATTTACAGGCCTACGGTTTGCGTGTTGTTGAACCACACCACGACGGAACGCCGCACTGGCATATGATGCTTTTTTGTAATCCACGCCAGCGTAACCAGATTATTGAAATCATGCGTCGCTATGCGCTCAAAGAGGATGGCGACGAAAGAGGAGCCGCGCGAAACCGTTTTCAGGCAAAACACCTTAACCGGGGCGGTGCTGCGGGATATATCGCGAAATACATCTCAAAAAACATCGACGGCTATGCACTGGATGGTCAGCTCGATAATGATACCGGTAGGCCGCTGAAAGACACAGCTGCTGCTGTTACCGCATGGGCGTCAACGTGGCGCATTCCGCAATTTAAAACGGTTGGTCTGCCGACAATGGGGGCTTACCGTGAACTACGCAAATTGCCTCGCGGCGTCAGCATTGCTGATGAGTTTGACGAGCGCGTCGAGGCTGCACGCGCCGCTGCAGACAGTGGTGATTTTGCGTTGTATATCAGCGCGCAGGGCGGGGCAAATGTCCCGCGCGATTGTCAGACTGTCAGGGTCGCCCGTAGCCCGTCGGATGACGTTAACGAGTACGAGGAAGAAGTCGAGAGAGTGGTCGGCATTTACGCGCCGCATCTCGGCGCGCGTCATATTCATATCACCAGAACGACGGACTGGCGCATTGTTCCGAAAGTGCCGGTCGTTGAGCCTTTGACTTTAAAAAGCGGCATCGCCGCGCCTCGGAGTCCTGTCAATAACTGTGGAAAGCTCACCGGTGGTGATACTTCGTTACCGGCTCCCACACCTTCTGAACACGCCGCAGCCGTGCTTAATCTGGTTGATGACGGTGTTATCGAATGGAATGACACGGAGGTCGTGAGGGCGCTCAGGGGGGCATTAAAACACGACCTGAGAACACCAAATCGTCAGCAAAGAAACGGAAGCCCGTTAAAACCACATGAAATTGCACCATCGGCCAGACTGACCCGGTCGGAAAGAATGCAAATTACCCGTATCCGCGTTGACCTTGCTCAGAACGGTATCAGGCCGCAGCGATGGGAGCTTGAGGCGCTGGCGCGTGGCGCGACCGTAAATTATTACGGGAAATATTTCAATTATCAGGTCGCTGATGAGTGGCCTGGATTTTTGTTACCCATTTGAGTAAAAATGCAGCGTGATTTTATATGCCTTTGAATGGATTATGCGAAGCGCCTCTAATGCAGATGAGGAGCAATAGCATGCTGAAGTAGAAGGCTAAATTGTATTGAATCGCTAGCATGTAATTTAAGGCAGCTATTTGATTCGAGTCATAAAAGAGCATCTATTTCGGCTAATAAAACCATTGCGAGTGACCTTTTGTCGAAGCATAATTCATCTCGAGCGAAGTCTTGCTAGTCTTTCATCGGAATGATGACAGGCGCAAAAAAACCACCCTGGCAGGTGGTTTTTTTGTTTGAAGCATACTAAAGAATAATACTTACATGGATATTACTGACGTTTACTGACAAACCACTTGGACTACCATATGGATAGCCAAAGAGGGCCAGAACGAGAATGCAGTAATAGCACTTCTTCATATCTCCTCCTGTAAGCAGAGGGCAATTTCCGCCGATATATGCGCTTCTGAGGCGGAGTTACTATTTAGCGAAGTCTTGCCCTGAAATAATGCTCTGTTTAAACGCAAAGTGATCTGGCATATCACCGAACAGAGAGCCTGAACAACACAACATATAGTATGTCGTTGTTTCTGGTTGCATTTTATGTTGTGTAATACTGGTTTTGCATCAAGGATGTTTGAGCTTTTTTTGATATAGCTCAAAGTAAAAAGCAGGGACTACGGATGATAAGGTATTGAAAGCAATGTAAATTTTTTAAAGTTATTGGTGGCTAAAAAATGCACGGTTTCAATATGGCGGACTTAAATAAGCAATTAAAAAAGTCATAAATATCACTAAAATCATGGTGTTACGTTTTTTTGTGGGAGCTGCGGTGACGCTTAAGTTGATTTGTCATTAAATAAGCCGTGCATGCAACAAGTGAATGTTTTTGCATGCGTCGGGGATGCCCGTTCCAGCTGCTCGCGGTCAGAGCTGGTGCGGATCCATAGTATCTATGCAACTGCATTAAAACCGCCACATGAAGCGGGCGGGCGAGGCGGGGAAAGCACTGCGCGTTAAAGATTTTATTATGGCTATTGACTTGCTTTGTGTTCAGAAATGAACTAACTATGAAATCCCACTTAATTTATATGATAGGTTTTATAATGGATATTAATTTTACAGAGTTGATTATTAGCAAGCAAACTATTGATTATGCTAAACTAGTTACAAATATTTGTTCTGGAAAGGCAATGTTGTTTTTGGGGGCGGGTTTCTCTAAAGAAGCTACGAATATTAATGATACTAATCCTTCTTCTTCAATAGAGCTATCTCATATATTATGTGGTCTTTGTTCAATACCTAAAAATGATAACCTACGCTTTTCTTCTGATTATTACTTAGCAAAAAACTCGTCATTAAAATTAATAGAACTATTAATTTATAATTATTCTATAAAAACAACATCGGAGAACCAAAATATAATCGCATCGCTACCATGGAAACGTTGTTACACAACTAATTATGACCGATGTTTTGAGATCGCAGCTGAATCATCCGGTAATAAATTCGAAACTATAGATCTTGAGCATAAAACAAAGGAATATTATAAGCGCAAGAATTTATGTATTCATCTTAATGGTTCAATTAATAATATTTCTACTGAAACGCTTGATGATTCATTCAAACTTTCTGATTCATCTTATTCAAGCCCTGACTCTTTTACTGACTCTGAATGGTTCTATTATTTTAAAAGAGATTTAGATAGGTGTGGCGCGATCGTTTTTATCGGTTATTCAATGTATGATATTGAAATAAAAAAAATCCTTTCTACCTTACCTCAATTAAAAGAAAAAACATTTTTTGTAACTAGTCTCAATCCTGATATCGAATTAGAATTTACTCTAGAAAAATTCGGTACCGTTTTGCCTATAGGTTTGAGTGGTTTTGCCAATAGAATAAGAGATAATATTACTTCAGTATCAGAAGAGCAGGAGTATAAGCTACAGTCACTTTTTCTTCATGATATAACCAATGAATCAAGTTCTATTAGAGATGAAGAGGTTGAAAAAATGTTGATGTATGGTGATTTGGATGATCATCATATTGATAATTTTATACTTGGTAATACTAAGGTACCGTTTTTAGTAAAAAGAAGTGAAATTGATAAAGCTGTTTCATTAATTGAACAATCAAAAAATGTAATTATTTATTCGGCGCTTGGAAACGGAAAAACCATCTTATTGAAAGAGCTAAGGAGTGTTTTATCCGTCGGTGGTTATGATGTTTATACAGTGGCCGATATAGATGGTGATTTTATATCAGATATTGACTATATAGCACAATCATCCATGAAAAATATCATATTACTTGATGGGTATGAGAAGAATCTTGAATTAATGGAACATGTGGGCAGAGCTGCTTACGAAAATGTACTAATACTTGCTACTGCCCGTGTTGCAGATCATGAATATCACAGAGATGATTTGGAGCGCATAAAATTCAAATATTCTGAAATAAATATTGATATGTTAGATGAGGTAGAGTTAAAAGATTTTTCAAAAATAATAGATAACTTAGGTCTTTGGGGAGATAATGCAGGGCTTAGTGTAGAGCAAAAGGTAAGATATTTAGCTAATGAGAATAACAGTCAATTCTCAATTGCATTGCTTACTCTTTTGGAGTCGCCGCAAATAAAAAATAAGATAAGTGATTTAATTACCGGGATTAAAAAGAGTAAGAGTCATGAAAACACAATTATTTCAATTTGTCTTTGTCAAATACTTGGCATTGAAACGAATCGAGGGATTATATCTGATCTTGCAGGCAATGATTTGATTTATGATCCGGATTTTACTAATAACAGTGCGTTTAAGGCAATATTTAATTTCCATGGCGGTAGGATCATTAACGGGTCTAGTTTATTTTGCATACATCTAATAAAAAATAATTTCACTCCTACTGTTATTATAGAGCGAATGCTTACTATTGCATCAAGGTTTAATCAATTAAACTCTAAGGATTATGAACAGGATAGAATATTTAAAGCTATGCTCAGGTTTTCTTTTGTTGAGCAGCTGCTTCCTGAAAGTATGAAAATATCAACGCTACAACGATATTATGAAAAGTTAAAAATTGAAGTTCCATGGCTAAATTCAAACCCACACTTCTGGTTGCAATACGCAATGTGTTTTATTGCTTACAAAAATTACCCAAAAGCACAACAGTATATTGACCAGGCATATGCGTTAGCTGAAAAGCGAGCAAAATATCACACGAACAATATTGATACCCAGCAAGCAAAAATATATTTGCTTTCAAGCGAAAAGATACCAGATGGTAATATTGTATTCTCTAATTTCGAAAAGGCAAACAACCTTCTTAGTAATTTGGATGTGGATATTTACTCTCTGAGGCAGTTTTCGAGATATAAAGATTTTCATTTGTCAAATTACAATAAGCTATCGAAGAGTAATAAAGTTAAATATATGGAAGCATGTAAACAGTCTTTAAATAAAATATCTGAATATGAAGGAGATGGCGGCGTAAGTCAATCATATGTTGCTAAAGTGATTGAAATATTAAAGCATATTACAAAGGTATAATAAAAAAGGCCGCTCTGCGGCCTTTTTTATAGGCTAATAATCCTCATCGCTAAGTTTGTAATTTTTAAAACATATTACTGATTCTCCTACCCAATGATTGACCTCACTGAGCCGGTTTTGGAGTGGAGTAAGTTCATTTCGCACGAATACTTTTGCCACTTTCTCAATATCACCCAGTGACCCGACATTCTCCGGCTTGCCGCCCATCAACTGAAAGGGGACGCGGTGTGCGTCCAGCAGGTCTGCGGCGCTGGCTTTTTTGATATTAAAAAAATCGTCCTTCGTTGCCACTTCACTGAGCGGGATAATTTTGATGCCGTCGGCTTTCCCCTGTGGGGCATAGAGAAACAGATTTTTAAAGTTGTTGCGGCCTTTCGACTTAACCATGTTTTCGCGAAGCATTTCGATATCGTTGCGATCCTGCACGGCATCGGTGACGTACATAATGTATCCGGCATGAGCGCCATTTTCGTAATACTTTCGGCGGAACAGCGTGGCCGACTCATTCAGCCAGGCAGAATTAAGGGCGCTGAGATATTCCGGCAGGCCGTACAACTCCTGATTAATATCCGGCTCCAGCAGGTGAAACACGGAGCCGGGCGTGAAGGCTGTCGGCTCGTTGAAGGACGGCACCCACCAGTAAACATCCTCTTCCACACCACGGCGGGTATATTTTGCCGGTGAGGTTTCCAGTCTGATGACCTTACCGGTGGTGCTGTAACGCTTTTCCAGAAACGCATTACCGAACACCAGAAAATCCAGTACAAAGCGGCTGAAATCCTGCTGGGAAAGCCACGGATGCGGGATAAATGTCGAGGCCAGAATATTGCGTTTGACGTAAATCGGTGAGCTGTGATGCACGGCAGCACGCAGGCTTTTTGCCAGACCGGTAAAGCTGACCGGTGGCTCATACCATCTGCCGTTACTGATGCACTCGACGTAATCCAGAATGTCACGGCGGTCGAGTACCGGCACCGGCTCACCAAAGGTGAATGCCTCCATTTTCGGGGCGCTGGCGGTCATTTTTTTTGCCGCAGGTTGCGGTGTTTTCCCTTTTTTCTTGCTCATCAGTAAAACTCCAGAATGGTGGATGTCAGCGGGGTGCTGATACCGGCGGTGAGTGGCTCATTTAACAGGGCGTGCATGGTCGCCCAGGCGAGGTCGGCGTGGCTGGCTTCCTCGCTGCGGCTGGCCTCATAGGTGGCACTGCGTCCGCTGCTGGTCATGGTCTTGCGGATAGCCATAAACGAGCTGGTGATGTCGGTGGCGCTGACGTCATATTCCAGACAGCCACGACGGATAACGGGAGTATTGCCTCCACACTGGCGACGTCGCTGTCATTCGAAAAGCGTTACACGCTCAATGTCATTGTGACCGACTTTACCGGTGATTTTGACCTGCTCATCGTGCCGGTGCTGGCGTGGCTGCGGGAAAATCAGCCCGACATCATGACCACCGACGAAGGCCAGAAAAAGGGCTTCACGTTTTATGCGGACATCAACAATGACAGCAGCTTTGATATCAGCATCAGCCTGATGCTGACCGAGCGCACGCTGGTCAGTGAGGTTGACGGTGCGCTGCATGTGAAGAATATCCCGGAACCTCCGCCGCCGGAGCCGGTCACCCGCCCGATGGAGCTTTATATCAATGGCGAACTGGTGAGTAAGTGGGATGAATGAGTTTAAGCGTTTTGAAGACCGGCTGACCGTGCAGTCTGCCGCCATCGTTGAATACCAGATAAACGCCACGCTTTACCTTTACCCTGGTCCCGAAAGCGAACCCATCCGCGCTGCCGCTGTGAAAAAGCTGGAAGCGTATATCACGGCACAGCACCGGCTGGGGCGCGACATCCGTCTGTCTGCCATTTATGCCGCTTTGCATGTGGAAGGTGTGCAGCGTGTCGAACTGGCTGCACCACTGGCCGACATCGTGCTCAACAGTACGCAGGCGTCTTTCTGTACCGAATACCGCGTCGTGACCGGAGGCTCGGATGAGTGATTCGCGACTGCTGCCGACCGGCTCATCACCGCTTGAGGTCGCCGCCGCAAAAGCCTGTGCGGAAATTGAAAAAACGCCGGTCAGTATTCGTGAGCTGTGGAACCCGGACACCTGTCCGGCAAATCTGCTGCCGTGGCTGGCGTGGGCGTTTTCGGTCGACAGGTGGGATGAAAAGTGGCCGGAAGCGACAAAACGCGCCGTTATCCGCGATGCGTATTTCATCCACTGTCATAAAGGCACAACCACATCAACCAGCCGTCACGAATCTCTTTAGGGCGGCTTTCATAAGCCAGTTTTAGTCCGTTATTCCATGCCGGAAGGTATACCCAATATTCACCTGCACGACCTGAAGCTGATTGTGGATCGGTCATATCAATTACAGGCAGCTTTCCTTTATCAATCATCCGACGAACCGCTCCTGTCGATTTTCCTATTAGTTTTGCGAACTCCTGATAAGGAATCGCATCAGTCATGAGTGTTACTTGCTTGCTCATGTCGTCCTCTAGCCCTCATGAATTGCGTTTAATGTCTTATAATGCCTTTTAGTGCCCACATCCAAGCACTAAACAATCTACATCTAAACTAAATACTATTGAGATCTAAACACCATGTCAAACACGATAAGCGAGAAGATAGTCTTAATGCGAAAATCAGAGTATTTGAGCAGACAACAACTTGCTGATTTAACAGGGGTTCCGTATGGCACGCTGAGTTACTATGAAAGTGGTCGTTCAACACCTCCAACAGATGTCATGATGAACATCCTGCAGACCCCACAATTCACCAAATACACTTTATGGTTCATGACCAATCAGATCGCTCCTGAGTCCGGGCAAATTGCGCCCGCTCTCGCACACTTTGGGCAAAACGAAACAACGTCGCCCCACTCCGGTCAAAAGACTGGTTAACAATTCATCGTGAATATATTCATCACAAGTGCCTACTATTGGTGGCTAAATTTCAGCCACCACGAAAAAAGCGATTAGTAGTCGCAAAAAAACACACCACTCGGAGGGTTTTCTGATGGCAATCAAAAAACTCGATGATGGTCGATATGAAGTGGACATCCGCCCTACTGGACGTAATGGAAAACGCATCCGTAGGAAGTTTGATAAGAAAAGCGAAGCTGTCGCTTTCGAGAAATACACGTTGTACAACCACCACAATAAAGAATGGCTATCAAAACCAACAGACAAGCGACGTCTGTCGGAGCTGACACAGATCTGGTGGGATTTAAAGGGTAAACACGAAGAGCATGGGAAATCTAATCTTGGAAAAATTGAAATCTTCACAAAAATAACGAATGACCCATGCGCATTTCAAATTACGAAATCGCTTATCAGCCAGTACTGCGCCACCCGAAGAAGTCAGGGTATTAAACCTTCGAGTATCAATCGTGATTTAACATGTATTAGCGGCATGTTTACAGCCCTGATTGAAGCGGAGTTATTCTTTGGTGAGCACCCTATCAGAGGGACAAAAAGGCTTAAGGAGGAAAAACCAGACACAGGCTATCTCACGCAGGAAGAAATTGCCTTACTGCTTGCTGCTCTTGACGGCGACAACAAAAAGATTGCGATTCTTTGCCTGAGTACTGGAGCACGTTGGGGAGAAGCAGCTCGTTTGAAAGCAGAAAATATCATCCATAACCGCGTCACGTTTGTTAAAACGAAAACAAACAAACCACGCACCGTCCCGATCTCAGAGGCTGTTGCCAAAATGATCGCGGATAACAAACGAGGTTTTTTATTCCCTGATGCTGATTACCCTCGCTTCAGACGAACAATGAAAGCAATAAAACCGGATTTGCCAATGGGGCAAGCCACACATGCACTAAGGCACAGCTTTGCCACTCATTTCATGATTAATGGAGGAAGTATTATCACGCTACAACGGATACTAGGTCACACGCGGATTGAGCAAACTATGGTTTACGCTCATTTTGCGCCAGAGTACCTTCAGGACGCCATTTCTCTTAATCCGCTAAGAGGTGGTACTGAGGCCGAGAGTGTCCACATAGTGTCCACAGTAGAGTAACGTTTAAGGGCTTTCAGTGGTAATTTATGCCGCTCAAACCCGCATTGTACCGTTGAAAGCCCCTACTGGTGACACCCTAAATCTCCCTTACACGGGCTTATTTTTTATGCATAAGCCCTATCCCTGGCCACCGTCTTCCATTGACCACATCGATAGAATCTCCCTTCATAGCACGATGCCTTTCACGTAACGGCATCGTGCTCGCACAGGTTCCGGCTAAGCACAACCAGAACGCGCATGTTTGACGCTTACCAAAAAATATTCTCACTCTCCACATTTGAATGTCAGACGAGCGACGCCATGTAATCCTGCACCTTCTGTCTTCAGGTCAACTATCTGCATTTTTTTGCCCTGAGTAACACAGAAATGGGCTGCATCATTTTTTACTATATTTTCTGCACCAGATATTCTGCCCCTGGCTAAAGAAGCTTCGGCTTCGGTGTAGTATTGGTTATCGAGTTTACGCTGAATATTACTTTTATATGCAAGACCAAATTTACCGATACTTGTCTCATCATTATGCACAGCACAACCAGACATAAGAAAAATACTAATTAATGATATAGCAGCTATCTTTTTCATCTCACCTTTCCCCATTAAATACCAACGACACTCTCTAGTGTTTAAATATAATAATGGCTGATTATTATATTTGAATAGGATTATAATAAATGTTCTGTACAACATTTCCTACATAAGTAGGAATTACAGACATGAAGGCCCTTTCCAGGTAACTCCATGGGACTTTAATATATTTGGAATAGTATATTTAAGATGCCACTGTTTGGTTGAATATTAGGCATATGCTCTTTTTTGAAATTTATCGGTGGCTACCGTTAATATTCGCTGTTCCCATTGCAAGCTCCTGGTGGTAACCACTGAATCCCCCATACTTGAACTGACTTTTTATCCTCCGACTTTCATCCTGTTCTGACTCCACCTTTTCTTTTCTGCTCTACACTATCTACAGACCAATCATAAAGGCACATACGATC